ATGTTTAAACCGGAACTCCTTTCCCCGGCGGGAACGCTAAAAAATATGCGTTACGCTTTCGCTTATGGCGCAGATGCTGTTTATGCGGGCCAGCCGCGTTACTCCCTGCGCGTGCGCAACAATGAATTCAACCATGAAAATCTCCAGCTCGGCATCAATGAAGCACACGCTCTGGGGAAAAAGTTTTATGTCGTGGTCAATATTGCACCGCACAACGCCAAGCTGAAAACTTTTATCCGTGACCTGAAACCGGTGGTGGAAATGGGGCCGGATGCGCTGATTATGTCCGATCCGGGGCTGATTATGCTGGTGCGTGAGCACTTCCCTGAAATGCCGATCCACCTCTCAGTACAGGCTAACGCCGTGAACTGGGCAACGGTGAAATTCTGGCAGCAAATGGGCCTGACCCGCGTGATCCTCTCTCGCGAGCTGTCGCTGGAAGAGATTGAAGAGATCCGTAATCAGGTGCCGGATATGGAGCTTGAGATCTTCGTTCACGGCGCATTGTGCATGGCCTACTCCGGTCGCTGCCTGCTCTCTGGCTATATCAACAAACGCGACCCGAACCAGGGCACCTGCACTAACGCCTGCCGCTGGGAGTACAACGTACAGGAAGGCAAAGAAGATGACGTCGGCAACATCGTACACAAGTACGAACCGATTCCGGTGCAAAACGTTGAACCGACGCTGGGGATCGGCGCGCCAACTGATAAAGTGTTTATGATCGAAGAAGCCCAGCGTCCGGGCGAATATATGACCGCGTTCGAAGATGAACACGGCACTTACATCATGAACTCGAAAGATCTGCGCGCCATCGCCCACGTTGAGCGCCTGACCAAAATGGGCGTGCATTCGCTGAAAATCGAAGGCCGTACCAAATCTTTCTACTATTGCGCACGTACCGCGCAGGTTTATCGTAAAGCGATTGATGATGCGGCGGCGGGCAAACCGTTCGATACCAGCCTGCTGGAAACGCTGGAAGGTCTGGCGCATCGTGGTTACACCGAAGGATTCCTGCGTCGCCATACTCACGACGATTATCAGAACTACGAATACGGTTATTCGGTTTCTGATCGCCAGCAGTTTGTTGGTGAGTTTACCGGTGAGCGCAAAGGCAACTTTGCTGCTGTAGCGGTGAAAAATAAATTCTCCGTTGGCGACAGCCTTGAGCTGATGACGCCACAAGGCAACATTAACTTTACCCTTGAGCACATGGAAAACGCCAAAGGTGAAGCAATGCCGGTCGCACCTGGCGATGGTTATACTGTGTGGATCCCAGTACCGCAGGATCTTGAGCTGAATTACGCGCTGTTGATGCGTAATTTCTCCGGGGAAACCACGCGTAATCCGCACGGTAAGTAATTAATTTCGATTATTTTTCCCGGATGGAAAATTCTTAGAAACCGATCACATACAGCTGCATTTATTATGGTTATCATCCGTTTCGCTGAAAAACATAACCCATAAAATGCTAGCTGTACCAGGAACCACCTCCTTAGCCTGTGTAATCTCCCTTACACGGGCTTATTTTTTACGTACAACAAATTGAAATAAAAGGATTTATTTCTGGTCGCGTCCACACATTGACCACATCGACAAAAAAAGCCCCTCGACTGAGGGGCTTTCTGTTTGTAATTACATCCACATAATTTGCTGCCCTGACGGCAACGGGTGCGGCCTCACGGCGTGGACTTCTCCCGGCTTCACGATGTATCGCTGTACCGACTCATAAGTGATGAACGTGGCGCTGCAATTCACGTTCTGGCACTGGTGATAACGCTCTTTTGTCGTGTCAGTGATATAGCGGCTTGTACGCGCATGTGCGGCATGCTGGCATAAAGGACAATGAAACATCGCGAGCACCTCTTCCGGTTTTGTTGATAGTGCCATTTTAGTTAATTTATCCTTATAAAACAAACAGATAAACAAAAGACATCACTCATAATCTTCTGTTTCGTACTCCACATCAGAAAGCCTGACCTCAAGCTCTAAGGACGTCGTGAAGCCGCTATTATTCAGAAAATGTATCACCTTAGTGATTGTCCAGTCCTGCTCGTCTATGACGCGCTTAAAGCCTGACACTCTGACCGGCGTTTCCGTGTAAATATCAGCCCGACCGGTAGCCAGGCTGATGGAGAACTCCGCCACCCCCCGTTGCAGTTTATCCCACTTCGCCTGAGCGGCGCGCATGGCCTGCGCTTTCGTGGCATATACCGTAGTCAGGGCAAAAACGTTGTCAGCCTCACCGGCCATGTATTCACCTTCGCGCGCTTCCGGTACTTTTGGCGCTTTCTTCTGCGTGACCGGTTTTGCTTTCGGGTGCTCCAGTGCGCGCAGGTGTTTTTCTTTCTTTTTGCGTTTCAGTTTTACCTTCTGCTTTTGTGGTTTCGGGTCTTTGGTGTGTAACCACTTTGCCGTTACGCCGGTATAGGCTCCACGGTCAGCAATCGCAAAATGATGGCGGTCGCCGTCGCTGCGGGTTATGGTGACCTGCGGGATTTTTTTACCGCTGGCCGTCACCCCCTGCCCCGCTTTGAGAAACAACAGTTTTCCCATTTTTACCGACACCTCGCCGCCGTTGCGTTCAGCAAGACGGGTCAGGAATTTCACATCGGACTCCTGCGACTGGTCGATGTGCGGGATTTTAATTCCGGCCAGTGACGGAGCGACACTGGCTTCCAGCCTGTTACGGGTGGCTATCGCCTCAACAATCGCACCGAGCGTGGTGTCATGCCAGGAGCCTTCCCGGCGGGAATTGAGCGTCCCGCGAAAATCTGCACTCCGGGCGCGGATGGTGACCACATCCGGTGCGCCCCGGTGTTCAACCTCATCAACGGTAAATTTCCCTTTGCATACCAGGGCAAAACCTTTCCAGCCGATATACACCGTCAGGACAGCGCCACGAACCGGCAGCCCGACCTGCCCGTCGGCATCGTTCAGTTCAATATCAAGCTGGTCAGCCTCAAAGCCCCGGTTATCTGTCAGGGTCATGCTCATCAGACGGTCGCTGATATTGCCGGTAATATCCCTGCTGTCGAGCATCAGCATGTAATCCGGCGTCAGCGTACTGCCTGCATCAAATGTCAGCGCATCCAGCATTATCCCGCCCCCGTCATACCCGTGAATCTGGTCGCCATACTGCCAGCCTTACCGATGAACGATTCCGCCTGTTTACCGATATCGCCATAAAGCGTGGCCAGTGATTCATCAACGCGGGTGAGCGACAGCGTAAAATCAATTTTTCTGGGTGTGCCGTCTGCAAAGAAAATACTCCCTGTTTCACTCACCCTGCTGATGACATACATGCCGTAAATCATGCCGGTGCCATCCAGCAACGGCCACGCCCGGCCTTCCTCTGCCATCAGCCTGAGCGTGGTCATCGTCAGCTTCCCGCCGGTCAGTTCGGGATAAAGCACGCCTGCAAGCGTAATGTTTTCCTCACCCACACCGAGAAACTGAAAGGCATCCCGTTTACCGATACAGGAATTTGACGGCCAGCGATAATCTGATTCACGCTGCATGGTCTGGTGTGGCAGCGTCTGGCGCATAAAAACAAACATACCTAACGCGAGCATCATTTTTCGTCACCTCCTTAACCGTCATGCATCATGCTGGCACGGGCGCGCGCACGTTTATCCCGCTCGTATTTTTCGAGCGCATCCTGTAACTGGCGGTCAAGCTGTGTCCCCGGCGCAGTACCACCCGTCAGGCTGATGTGATATTCGTTTTTACTCTGGTCCACATAAGAGCGGCCAGCCGGTGCCGTGACCGGCTGATAAACCTGATAGCCTGCATAAGAGCTGGTCGCCGGAATATAACCACCGCTGCCATACGTGGCGGCTTGAGTTCTGGCGGCGGTCTGGTCAAGTGTGTCTGACTCTTTGTTGATAACACCGAGTTTTTCCAGTACCCAGTCAATACCGCTGCGCAGTTTGTTGAACGCATTAAGCGGCAGCATCAACGCGTCAGCCAGTGCCTGCCCGAACATGACACCCGTGTCACGGCAACGGTTCAGGGTGTCCTGGGTGGCTTTGACGGGGGCAATCAGGTTTTTAAACCACTGCCACGCGGCCTGTAACTTTTCACCCAGCCAGTCAAACAGCGGCTTAAGTGGCGTGAACAGTTCCCCCACCGGCGCAAATGCCGCTTTCAGCCCTTCCACCACACCGCCAAAGAATGCGCTGACAGGCTCCCAGTATTTACGGATAAGCAACGCCCCGGCGACAATTGCAGCCACCACGGCCACAACCGGCCAGCTAATCGCCCCGATGGCCGTCATAACGGCACTACCAACCGTCGTGAAGATTGCCCCCATTGCGCCTGCTGCCGCGATGATGGCATTGATGCCAGTGATAACCGGCCAGGCTACAAGACCAATTGCACCGATGATGCCAGTAAGCGCCAGCGCGCCACCGGCAATGATGCCAATGGTTGACGCCAGTGATTTGTTTTTCTGGATCCAGCCGTCGAGTTTTAACACATACTTTGTGGCCGTCTGTGTGAGCTTACGCAGTGCGCCTTCCTGCTGGTCAAACAGGTCTGTCCCCACCGCCTCATAAGCGGACTGAAACTCCTTAAAGTCACCGCCGAGGTTGTCCTGCATGATATTTACCAGCTCGGCAGTCTTCCCGTCTGAGGCTTTAAACGCAGCGGTCAGTTTGTCCAGCTTTCCGGTTGAGGCGGCAGTCATCAGCACGGCAGCGGCTGAGCTGGCCTCCTCCCCGAAAATAGTTTTCATGTATTCAGCCTGCTGGGCAGTACCGAGCCGGTTTTTCTCAAAACTGGCCTGCATTTCTTTCAGAATGGTAAATATTGGCCGGGTGTTTCCTTTGCTGTCTGAGGTTTTCACGCCAAGCTCTTTGAGTGCATCCCATGCTTTTCCCGTCGGTGCCTGCAGGCGGCTTAACACGGCACGGCTTCCCGTCCCCGCCATTGAGCCTGTGATTTTTGCATCATGCAGCGCCCCGACCATTGCGGCGGTTTCTTCAATGCTGACACCGGCATTTTTTGCCACAGGTGCGGCATAGGTCAGCGCATCGCTCATGCCGTCAAAATCGGCGGCGGTTTTGTTCATCGTCATGGAGAGAACATCCCCGATATGAGCGACCTTATCGTTTGAAAGCTGAAAGGCGGATTTCATCCCCATCAGCAGGGCGGCGTTTTCTTCCATTGTGCGACGGTTCGCCAGCGCCATATTCAGCGTGACCGGCGTTGCCGCCTGAATGGCATCAACATCCCCACCGGCTTTCGCAATAATAATCTGCGCACCGGCTGCATCATCTGCCGAGGCTGCGGTATTGTCGCCGAGCTGGCGCGCCTGCTTGCGTAGTGCAGCCATTTCGGCGGAGTCTTTTGCCACACCGAGCACAGCCTGCAATTCTGAGTTTTTCTGCGCAAACTCATAACCGGGCATCAGCAGCTTAACTCCGGCCATCGTTCCCGCCGCCGCAATCCCCACACCGGCAGCGCCCACTGAGGCCATATTTCCGGCCAGTTCCTTTCCGGCCTGATAACGCTGTTTTACTGCGTTAAGTTTTGCCTGTTGTGCACTGACACGCGCCAGTGCGTCACGCTGACGGTTAAGCTGTGCGGTGGTTTCACTGATACGGTTTTTCAGTCCCTGCTCATCATGTGCAAGATTGCGGGTATTAATTCCCACAGCGGCCAGTTCCCGCTGCTGGCGTTTAACGGAGTCCGTCAGGCGGTTATATTTCGCCTGTAAGTCCTCCGCCGCACGCTTTGCGGATTCCAGCACTTTCGCCTGAGCACGGGTCGGACGTTCGGTATTTTTAAACTGTGTGGCAAGGGCTTCGGCTTCCTGCCGTGCCTTTTCAAGTGCATGACCAGTCACGGCGAGCTGTGCGCTGGTCTTGCGGAATCCCTCAATACGGGATGCGTGACCGTTCAGCTCGCGCAGTGATTTTTGTGTTTCCCGGATATCCCCCGACAGCGACTTGCTCGCTGTGCGGATGGATTTAAACGGGCGGGATGCCTGGTCAACAGCCCTGAGCAATACCTGTAATTTTACATTGTTACTCATTCGTGTTTCCACTTCGCCGGAGCGCCTTTTCGCGCCATGTGATGAGTTCGGTCAGGCTCATGGGATACAGTTCTGATGGCGGCCAGTGAAATATCACTGCCACATCCGCCATCAGGTCATCGACCGAGAGATTTTTTGGAAACGTCACTGCACCGAGTTCGGCGACAAAAAACCGACCACCTTACCGGCCAGCGCCACAAGGTCAGGCAGTTCCAGCGCGGCGACCTCCTGCTCGGTCAGCATCGGTGCCGTCATACGCGGCAGCACTTTAATCAGTGCATCGACTTCGGAGTTCGCGACCGCAGCCAGACTGACACCGCGCAGCGTCCCGGCGTTAGGTTTCATCAGCGTGACCTGTTCGATGACCTGCTCACCACGCTTGACCGGATTTTCCAGGGTAATGACATTTTCTTTGTTCATGGTTTTCTCACTTCTGAATCGGGGTTAACCGGTCAGCCAGGCTGACCGGATGAAAATCACAGGCCGATATTGCGGCGGTGTTGCTCCAGCCGGTCGACGCCGTTCACCTTCTCAATCATGTTGATGGTGTCGATTTCGACCAGCTCCTTACCGTCCATCGTCAGCCGGAAATAGGTGCAGACCACGGAGATTTTCGACTCGGTGTCTTCTCCCTGTTTGCCCTCGCCGGTGTCGATTTCTTTCTGACGTCCACGCATGACCACCTCGACGGCCACCGTTTCGCCGGTATCGTCGCGCTGGTAAGAACCTGCAAAACGAATCGGTACGGCATCCACACCGGTTGCGGCGTAAAGCTCCCAGATAACCGAATCCGGGAAGCCACCGAGCGACCACTCCATTGACAGCGCATCGTCATCAAGGCCGAGGTCTACCGGTGCGCTGCCGTTCATCCCCGCACCGCGATAGTTTTCGAGCTTACGGGTCAGTTTTGGTAGCGTGACGGACTTCGCGACGCCCTGATAGCTGTAGCCGTTCAGAAAGACGTTCATTAACTTGAGTTTGCGCGGCATTGCCATCGGTCAGGCTCCTTAATTGCTGTTAACCGAGGTGACCAGATTTGCCAGGTATTTATCGGTAATACGCTGGCGCAGGGTCAGGTTTTCAAGAGGAGGTACCGGTGTATAGTCGTAGTCGATATACAGTTTTCCGGCCTTGAGGGTTTCCGCATCGTTGGATTCTTCGCTGAACCAGCAGGTCGCATCCACGATATAGCCGTTTGTTTTCAACTCACGGAATTTGGCATTGATGCCGTCAATGATGTCGCGAATCAGCGTTGCGGTGATGGGCTTGTCCACCGCCCACATGTGCGCCTCAGCCATCGTGTCGGCCAGCACCTGCGCGGTGCGGGTGTAGTTTTCAAAGAGGAACAGCGGGTCATCAGAGCAGGTACGGTTACCCCAGAAGCGGAAACCGTCACGGCGAATCAGCGTTGTGACGCCTGACTCGTTAAGCAGGTCAGCATCGGTGCCGGACTCCTGCAAATCCCAGAATACGGACGCGCTGATGCCGGTAACACCGTTCACCCCGACGTTGGACAGCGTTTTATGCCAGCCCTGCTCCTGGTCAATTTTAGCGCGCAGACCCAGCGCACGGGCGGTGGCATACGCGGTGGCGGTGGTACTGGCGACCGTATCCCATGCGAGGAAATCCGGCCAGATGACCATCAGCTCACGCTGGCTGAAATTCTGGCGGTAGGCTTTCACCTCGGAAATGGTTTTACAACCCCATGCGCTGATATACCCGAAAGCGCGCAGCTTCTGACAGACTGATGCCAGTGCAACCGCCACCTCTTTGGTGTCCAGTCCCGGCACGCCGAGAATACGCGGTTTAACACCAGTTACCGACTCCGCCGCCAGCAGGGCTTTCAGTCCGGTGTACTGACCGTTTTCGTCGGTGGTGCCGATGATATTGGAAACGGTCTGCGCGAGTTTCGTTTCCTCGTCATCACCGGTGCCGTCTTCCACGCGCACGACAACGGTGACCGGTTTTGACTGGTCAGCGATGGCCTGCAACGATGCCGCCAGCGTGCCTTTTTTACCGGCCTTTGCAATTGCGTTCTGCACATTGGTAATCAGCACAGGTTTATTGAGGGGGAAGGTTTCCGCATCCGCATCGCTGGCCGTGCAGACCATGCCGACAATGGCAGTGGATACGGTGGAAATGACGCGGGTGCCGTCGTTAATCTCCAGCACCTGCACGCCGTGATGATAGTCACTCATCCGTTTAACTCCGTGGTTAATGGGTGAGTGGTATTTTCAGTTGTGCCGGAGATGTCAGGCTATTTGTCCCGGTTGGCTAAGGGATGACACAATTTATTCTTTGTCGCTGATGAGGGGAATTTTTTATAGAGCGTGGACAGGCCAATATCAAAAATCAGCGCCACACGTTGACGAGATTCCCCCGCAGCCAGCAACCGTCCGACCTGCTCCCACTCACTCGTGGTGAGTTTCGGTCGTCTGCCACCAATACGACCTTTGGCTCTGGCCGCTTCCAGTCCGGCGCGTGTCCGCTCGACAATGAGTTCTCGCTCCATTTCAGCCAGGGCACCCATCACATGAAAGAAAAAGCGCCCCATCGGCGTGCTGGTATCAATAGCATCCGTCAGGCTGCGAAAATTAACGCCGCGTTCGCGCAGCTCCTCAACCAGAATGACCAGATGCCGCATACTACGCCCCAGCCTGTCCAGCTTCCAGACCACCAGAGTGTCACCTGCTGATAATGTTCTGAGCAGTTTTTTCAGTCCCGGTCGGTCGGACTTCGTGCCGCTGATTTTATCCTCAAAAATCAGCTCACATCCTGCACACTCCAGCGCGTTACGCTGCAATTCCGTGTTCTGGTCATTTGTTGACACGCGTACATAGCCAATAAGCATGAGCATCCCCCTGAATAAAAACCGGAGATGATGCCAGTTGCCCGTTATCTCTGCATTTTCATAAACGTTGGTTTGGGAGAAGCGGCAAAACGGAATGTAGGAACAGGTTCAGGTCAGATACCGGATATGAGTTCTTTTTCTGGCAGCATTGCCAGCAAGGGATATCAGAAGTTACCGGGAGGATTGATTATCCAATGGGGGGCAGGAGACGCAGGTACGGGTTATGTAGGCTCGACAGGCAATGAGATGAATTTCCCAATCGCTTTTCCGTCGCAATGTTTTCAGGTGGTGACGTCCTACGATAATGGTGGCGGAAAAATTGTTGCCGGGGCAGCAGGGAATATGACCAGGACAGGATTTCTTCTACGCTGTGATGCTTCTGGTGGCAATTATAATTTTCGCTGGTTTGCAATAGGGTGCTGATATGAGTAATTATTATTTTTCACGGACGACGTTAGCTTTTTATCCGGTAGATATGCTGGAGCTATATCGCTCATATGACAGCTTACCGGATGATATTACACCAGTATCTGATGAAATATTTTTGACTTATTCAGGAACACCACCTGAAGGGAAAGCGCGCGGTGCAAATGATGATGGACAACCTGAGTGGGTTGATATTCCACCAATGGCTCCTGAAGAAGCAATACTCCTTGCCACAGCTCAAAAGCAAAATCTTATTGATAATGCCAACGAATATATGAACAGTAAGCAATGGCCTGGCAAAGCAGCTATTGGTCGTCTGAAAGGTGACGAACTGGCGCAATATAATTTGTGGCTGGATTACCTGGACGCACTGGAACTGGTCGATACTTCCGGTGCGCCAGATAATGAATGGCCTACGCCTCCGGCAGTTCAGGCCAGATGACATCCGGCGCGGTGCCGGTATCTGTTGCCGTCACCGCGTCAATGTAATCCAGCACAGCGTTAAGCCGGGTTGTTTCTGCCTGCGTTAGTTTACGTCCGGCCTGCAATTTCAGTTGAATCAGACTGATGGAAGCCATTGCAGTATCAATCAGTGACTGACGTTGTGCTTCTGCCGCGTCTACTGCGGCGCTATGCTGTGCCTCGGTATCCGTCACCCATTTCTCACCATCCCATTTATCGTATGGCGTTAACGTGGCGATAGTGGTTGTCTTTTCAGGGTAATCACCCGGAGCTGTGATTTCTTTTGATTCTCCTGTTTCGGTGCTATAGACGATTTCACCGCGATGGTCTGGCACATATTCCCATGAGTTAAAATCTGCAGAACGGCAAATTGCATAACCAGCTTTATGTGAGCCAGGAGCATCTAAACAAGAACATGCAGGGATACCGACGCCGACAGCAAGATATTCAGTTGATGTGGAAATATATTCCCGTGTTTCACTATCATAGTTATAGACGGTAATATTCCCCGCCTTCGTGGCAATAAACTCGCTATTTAATACAGCATTATCCATTATGCAGCCCTCACGATATAGTTAAATGCAACATTTCGTGGGCGGGTTTCGTTACCGCCAGGGAGCTGAAAAGCGTTGATAATCCCACCACTTGCCTGACTTATTCCATCCGTGTACAACCCGCCACCGGCACTGTCGCTGAGTGCAAATGTTTTTGATGGTGAACTGTTTGAAGCTGGTCCCCAGTATTTTAATGCGAGCTTTCTGACTTCATCACTCTGAATACTCAATAAAGCACGCCCTGTATCAATACCGCGCCCGTCATCCCAGCCACGAATAAACTCACCGCGGAGATCAGGTAGTTTCCCTGATGGATATGCTGTAGCAAGACGGGGATATTTAACCTTATCAAAGGCAGCGCCATTGCATTTCAGCCAGCCTGTTGGCGGCGTAGCTGAAGGCCACGGAACAGGCACCCCAACCGGTAATGCAGAGCCTTCTCCCAAACCAAGGTATGCGAGAAGACCAGCAACATCCTTTCCACTCAAATTAGTAAGCGTATTGTCCAGCGGTTGTTTGCCTGCCAGTGCATTAAGCACTGTTGTTGAAAAGTTAGGGTCATTCCCCAGCGCCGCCGCCAGTTCATTCAGTGTATCCAGTGCCGCAGGGGCAGAACCCACCATTGCCGCAATTGCTGATTTCACAAAAGCCGTGGTGGCAATCTGTGTATTGTTGACCGACTGTGCCGCAGTAGGTGCTGTTGGCGTTCCGGTAAGTGCGGGACTCGACAGCGGCGCTTTCAGTGCCAGCTCATTGTTAATGGTGGTGCTGAATTTCGGGTCATTGTTAATGGCTGCGGCAATTTCTTTCAGTGTGTCCAGCGTGGCTGGCGCACCGTTAATCAGAGCGGTAATAGCGGCCTGAACAAACGCAGTAGTCGCAATCCGCGTGGTGTTATTTCCTGCGGCAGGCGTCGGCGCTTTTGGTTCTCCGGTAAATGTCGGATTATGTTTCTGTGCATACTGGGTATGAGGATCCTGTGCGGCAATGTGGTTTCTCATCTGGTCATCCACATACAGCCTTAATTCCAGGACTTCATCATCCACGTATTTACGGGTCGCCAGTACCACCGACGGGTCGATTTTCAGCGTGATGGCTTCGGTATTCGAGACAACCAGAATCATGCGGATAGTCTGGGTACGACCGCTTCCTTCCTGCAACTGCGGTTTGTACGTTTCCGGGCAGTTTGCCACCGCAATGAGTACGCCTTCATCATCATAAAGCCCAATCTCACGGATCCAGAATCCGCCCTCGTTCTCAGGGATGATTTGCTCCGCAATAATCTGGCTCTGGTTGTTCGGGTCAACACTCAGAAGATTCAGCGGCGCGATGCGTTTCTGGTTAATCAGTTTTGTCTGTGCCGGGTCTGGTGTCGGCAAGACACCATTCGCATCACCAACGGCCATTTGCGTCAGATTCAGCTTACTGCCGAGCATCGTCGCGTTAGCCAGCCGTGCTGCGCCCTGATTAGTCAGAATGGCGTAGTATTTCACTGTCATGCGTTTACTCTCAGGTTATCAATTAAATGAATGGCCGAGGCCGGGAAATAATCCCCTCCGACAATAATGGCCTCCGGGGTGTAGGGATAAACCGTCAGGGCGTCGCCGTGATAGCATCCCGCACCGGCAAAAATGTTGCCGGTTGTACTTAAACTGATAGCCAGTCCCGTCAGATGGCGGCTCGCCGGTTTTGCATCAGCAACGAGGCGCTCCAGCTCCTGATACATTTCCTCGGTAATACCCTGCTCAAGCACGCCAACAACGATGCGGAACGTCCCCGGCTCCTCATTGAGTTGCCACCACTCCCTCACCTCAATCAGATAGCCGAGCGGCTCCACCACACGCCGGATTGCGCCTATAGTGCCCTTATGGCAGTGAATGAAATACGCATCGCGGATAACAGCGCGTTTTGTCGCTTCCGGCCACTTATCATCCCAGCGGTCAACCGAAAATGACCACGCCAGCCACGGCAGCAGATTTGCCGGGCAGGTATCCGGGTTCCACAGCTCACGAATACTGACCGGCGTTTTTTCAATTTCCGCACAGGCTTTTGCGGCGGCAACTTCAAGCGGTGATGAGCCAGTCGGCAGCAGTCGCGAATCACTCATCCGAGCCTCCGGTCACGACGCGGTATTCGGTACAGAAAGACGCCTGCGTACTGTTGAGCACGATGTCGGCCAGCGGTGCAGTCAGTTCGACACGCTGCACGCCTTCCACATGCAAAGCGGCATAAATGGCAGACAGACGGATGTCGCGCCCCAGCCGGTGCTGTGCCGTGATATACGCTTCCAGTTTTTTCACGGCGGCAGCGCGAATGGGTTCGCTTTCGGGGCCAGGGTAAAGGTAAAGCGTGGCGTTTATCTGGTATTCAACGATGGCGGCAGACTGCACGGTCACACGGTCAGCCACCGGCCTGACGTCCTCGCCATTAAGGGCGTTACGCACCACAGCCAGCAGGTCTTCGGATGCGACACCGTTATTTTCACGTGACAGCACAGAGATAGTGACGCAGGCCGGAGACGGACTGGTGACAGAGATATCCGCGACGCGCCCGTCGGCACTGCGACCATGATACTGATAGGCACCCACCGACCCGGCGACGCTTAAGCCCTCAAACGCCTGCTGAATACGCAGACGATAATCGGTGTCAGACTCCATCACTGCCGGTGTCGGCGGGATAGTCGAATCATCTGCCGGGGTGATAATCAGGCGCGTGGTGTTGTAATTGGCACCAATCACATCAAGGTCATTACCGGCGGCACAGGCCAGCATCACCGCCCGTGCGGCCTCATTCACACGCTGACGCCAGATAAGCTCACGATAAGCATTTTCCTCCAGCAGTTTGACGAGAGGCTCAGATTCCAGCGTCAGGGTACGGGCAACCGCCTCCTGCTGGTCTTCCGGGTAAAGGGAAATCAGTGTCGCCTTGCGTTCGGCAAGAATGGTTTCAAAGTCCAGCTCCTCGACCACATCCGGTGCGGGTAGCTGGTTCAGGTCGATAATCGGCATGGTTTCAACTCACAGGGATGGTTAACGAAAGTGGCTGGCCGGTGTCGTTGTGCTGGCCGGTTAACGTGACCGTCATTCGCCCGTCAAAACTGCGCTCAGTGGTGACGGATGACAGGGTGACGCGGGGTTCCCATTTCAGCACCGCCATGTAACAGGCGACCTTAATCTGCAACTCAAGCGCCGGGGTCTGCGGCTGGTCAATCATTGATGCCAGCAACGAGCCGTAATCACGACGCATCACCCGTGAGCCGACCGGTGTGCGCAGGATATCGCCGATACTCTGGCTGATATGCTCAAGGTCAGTGACCGTCAGGCCATCACTGCGATTCATTCCGAGATAACGCGCAGTCATAGAGGTCCCCCTGTTGTGCCGCCACTGTCGCCGGGGTGTTTATGGGTATGCAGTACCTTACCGTTTGATGAGAGTTCACCGCCGGTGTGTTCAATGTTGCCGCGCATCGTCCCGCCCTTCTGTACTTCCAGCGTGCCGGTAATCAGCCTGTTGGTGCAGACCACCTCCGGTGTGTCCAGGGTGACGCGGGTTGATGCTTTCACCATGACCACCGGCACCGTGGCGGTAACAGAATCAGAAGCCGTCACGCTGGCCGTTTTAATTCCGCTTACCGTGAGTGCACTGGTTTCAGGTTCATACTCAATCACCGCTCCGTCAGGGAAACGGATATGCAGGGCATCCGCCGACGCAGACGGCGCGGGGTTATCGCCGGAATAAATCCCCGGCAGAACGAACGCCGTGTCGAGTTCACCGCCCACGGCCAGAATCAGCACCTGTTCCCCCACGGAAGGTGCCCACCATGTGCGCGAACGTCCGGCGCGATGGGTCAACCACTGAAGCCAGTCGGTGCACATGCCGCCGGTCTGCACACGGCAGCGACCGGCGTTAAGGTCGGTTTCGACGATAATGCCGGTGCGGATCATGTTGCGCAGTGCGCGCGCGAGTTCCTGAATATTTGCGAGAGTGTTCATAACGGGAAGGATGCCGCCGGGTCATACTGGCGGCAATGTGACGATGAGGTGTCGGGAATGGCACAACTAACGGTCGAGGTGAGCCAGAATAATCTCTTCAATCATCTGCACATCCTCACCGGTAAAGCCGAGCAGAGGACGCGCCGGATAATCAATTTTCTTACCGTCTTTCCGGTTTTCTTCCGACAGACCAAACTGATGCACACTGGCGATTTTCGGTGACTTCCCGCCGTAAAATTCCATTGCTGCCTGTTCCGGGCTGGCGCGGATATGCAAAAAACGACTGGTGATAAGTTTCGCAAACATTTTTCGCTTAACACGACCGGTCTTTTTTCTGGCGCTCTGCTGCTGGCGTGGCGCGTAGGGTGTGCCGTCCGGGGCTTTCTGTGCCATCACCCGGCGCTGCTGACTCTGCCGCAGACGTTTCGCCAGTTCGGTGCTCAGTCGCCGACGCCCTGACGGTGACAGCGATTCAATCAGTCCGGTCAGCCGGTCTTCAAAACGCTTAAACTCATTCATCCCACTTGCTCACCAGTTCGCCATTGATATACAGCTCCATCGGGCGGGTGACCGGCTCCGGCGGCAGAGGTTCCGGGATATTCTTCACATGCAGCGCGCCGTCCACCTCACTGACCAGCGTGCGCTCGGTCAGCATCAGGCTGATGCTGATATCAAAGCTGCTGTCATTGTTGATGTCCGCATAAAACGTGAAGCCCTTTTTCTGGCCTTCGTCGGTGGTCATGATGTCGGGCTGATTTTCCCGCAGCCACGCCAGCACCGGCACGATGAGCAGGTCAAAATCACCGGTAAAGTCGGTCACAATGACATTGAGCGTGTAACGCTTTTCAAATGACAGCGACGTCGCCAGTGTGGAGGCAATACTCCCGTTATCCACGAATATCCGCAGCATCTCGGGACTGGTTTTCAGCACCGTGACGGCATCAGTCAGCGCCCTGCGCAGGCTGTCGGGTTTGAGCATCGTTTTCGTCCTGACAGTGTTTAATCATTTTTACCTGGCTGGCACAGCGTGCCAGCGCGTTCTCAAGCTGCCGGATATCGGCACTTAAATCACCGTTCGTCTCCGGGTCACTGCCCGGCATCGGGCAAAGGCTCACTTTCGGGCAGGCGTTGTGGACAATCACTGGCGTCAGTGCAGGCCGGGCGCTGGTGCAACCGGCGCACAGCATCAGGCAGGTCAGCGCCGTACCAGCGGCGAAAATCTTCGTTTTCATTAAGTAACCTCGTGATGGTTTTCTCGCGCTGTGCTTCACGCTTCGCGGCGTTCTCCAGTTCCTGACGCAGTGCCACCTGCGCCAGCTCGTTTTTGTCTGCCCTGGTGAGGGCAACATGAAGCTGATTTTTCAGCATGGTGATGGTCGTCTGCTGTTCACTGGCGACGTTGTTCACCCTGTCCAGCGAGGCGCGCAGGCTGGCGTTTTCATGCTTCGCCAGAAACAGCCCCGCCACCGCCAGCGATAACAACACAACCATCGCAATCATCAGCTTTGACATGGTTCCCACCCCTCAAAACGCTGACGACAGGCCGTACGTATCAGCCGGAAGAACACCGACGCCACGAGGTAAATCAGCGCGGTAAAAATCCACCCGGCAGCGACCAGCGAGATAAACGTCGCCACCATCACCACCAGAGCCGCCGCCCGTCTGCGCCACGGCACCGGCTGCAAAAACAGCGACGTGACAATCTTCACGGCCAGCGATTCAGGCGGCAGCTCCCGCCCGTAGCGTTCCAGCACATACTCAGTGGCATACACGCCGACACCACCGGCAACCACACAGATAACCGTCGCCAGAATCGCCCAGGCAGCGACAAAACTGACGGCCACGCTCTGCGGATAAATCAGGGACAGTGCCAGCATCAGCGCCAGCGACACGTTCAGCATCAGTGAAAGGGATAATTTCTTCATGGTGTTTACTCCGTTTAAGCCGGTACGCCGCCAGCGGTACGCCAGACGGTGACCAGTTTTTCCAGTGAATGCTCACGCTGACCGTAACCGGCACCCGGCAGGGACGCCCAGATATTGCGACAGCGTGAAATGGCGCGCTCAATGCGTCCCGCCCGGATGTCATCCAGTGCACCGCGTTCGCGGATCAACTGAATGGCGAGTCTGTCCTGTGACAACGGACTGAAATCCGGCAGGGCAAGCTGTTTGCGGTAATGCGGCCAGAACAGGTAAAGCTGCTGATAGCGACCGGAGGCCGTGGATTTTTCACCGCGACGGTTAAACACCTTCGCCGGTCGACCATGTGCGAACGGGTGGTCACTGTAGTCGGTGAAAATTTCCTGCTTTCCGTCCAGTCCGGTGACTATCACGTCATAGCCCCGGTTTTTCGTCAGCGGATGGTTCGCCGTCCCTTCGGACACGGCCAGCATGTCGAGAAAGGCGGCGATATTCTGATGCGTGTTAATTACCGGCATTACGGTTTCCCCCTGCTCTTAAAGCGGCGCTGAATGGCAATCTCAATCACCTGATAACCGGCGATACCCAGCATGGAGCCGATGCCGCACACCGCAGGCAGTGACAGGTCAGGAAACTGCACCAGAACAACACCGGCAACCATCGAGACAAAACCACCGAGCAACATGCGCCCGATAAACAGACGCGGGGTGATGGGTTCACCACCGGCAAGCACCTTGCCGACAACAATCAGCACCCCAATCATGAAAAGCGACAGGACGCTTTTTTCTTCTGCTGTCATGCGTTACTCCCACAGATTGACAGTTTCAGCCACGGGCGCGGTCTGAACGTCGGGCAGTTCGACGGCGGTGCCATGTGGCAGCACCGCCCCCAGTTCAGCCAGTCCCGGATTTGCGGCGAGCACGACTTCGACCACGCCCTCAGTGCGCCCGTAATACCGGACACAAATGGCGTCGAGCGTGTCGCCCTGTAGCGCAAAGGTCTTCATCAGATTTGACTCACGATGCAGCGCGGCTTGTCCTGGATACGCGCCACCGCCCAGCGCATATCCCGCCACAGCTCATCAATGGTGCTGTCAATGCTGTCGGCCTTCTTGTCGCCTTTCGCACTGGCATCCACGCCGCGATAACGCTCATAAAGCGATGCGGTCGCCATCGCACACACGGCGCGCTCGTAGTAAAAAACTTTGATGCTTTCACCGTCGATGTCGTCCGCCGGGACGTCCGCCAGACGCGTAAAACCGGCGGCAATTTTCTGTTCGCGGTACTCGTACAGCTCCGCATTCGTTTCAGCCATGCCTGACTTGATGGCCTCACGCAGACGGGCGGGGGCGACGGTCTGCTCAAGGCGCATACGTTCCCGGACGCGCTTCGGGTCGATATCGGGAAAAAAGAACGTGTTTTTAATCACCGGCTCGTCGCCTGCCGGTTGCGGGATGACCACCGTACCCTCACCGGACACGGGAGCCTCCTTTCGCGGAATAATCAGCGTCATCATGACTACCTCTGAAAAGTCGGGCGGTGGACGCCGGTGCAGTGTCAGGTGATTCACCCTCACTGACCGGCGTGCCGCCCTGGCGCGGGGCGCATTCGGTTGTTAACTGGCTTTCTTTTTCGGGCGTCCACGTTTTGCCGGTGTCACGCTCCGGGTCTTACGCGGGGCACGGGTGGCCGCTTTTGGCTGCGGCTCCGGCTTCGGTTTCAGCTCCCGCTCCAGTCGTTCAATCTCTTTTTTGACGCCTGCCTGACAGTCGAGCTGTGTCGCACGTTGCAGGTGAGCCAGCGCACCGGCGGCATCACCAGCGTCACGCAGAAACAGACCGGTGATTTTGTGCAGCTTTGCGCGCACTTCATCAGGCATGTCAGCCGTGGCGGTCAGTTCAAGGGTGTCCGTCAGCAGGCGGGTATCCACAGACTCACCGGCAGCGTGGGCACGCATGGCCGCAAGCGCGACCTCCTCGGTGAACATGTACGGCGGGGTGCGGCGGTGTTTACCCGGCATGGTCAGACCGTACTTCAGGGCATAACGGGCAATCTCCAGCGCACCGGCAATATCGCCGGTATCCAGACGCCACAGCATGACCGTCATCAGAATGTCATCCTGTGCACCTTTGCCCTGCTCCAGAACGCCGTTCACCCACGGCAACCAGAACGGCAGCAGTTCGCGTTTTTTCGCGGCCTTCAGCTCTTTTGAATAAATCGCTTTCAGTGTGCGCTGGTCTGCGGCGAGCTTAACCAGCATCTGCTCATAGACAGTTGCATGTCGCAGCGGGGCGGCTTCCCGCTGCGCGGTCATCGCTGCCGAGACCCGCATCATGTGGCGCTGTGCGGGACTCGTCATCGGTTACGCTCCCGGCTCTGCGGTCGCCTTAGCCGGTGTGGAGAAATCACCGACCTTAATTTTTTCCACCAGACAACCGGCGGCGTAGTCTTCCACCACGTAATCAATGTTCATTGACTCGTAGTTCTCCACGCGGTCGAGTTTCGGGTTTTCCTCAATCACGCGGCGATGGCTGTCATCCATGTAGTAGATGGACAGGTTTTCCAGCTTCGTGATGAGCATCGCATCCGCCGGGAAGTACGGGACGCGTACCGCTGGCAGGTTACCGATGCGTTTCTGGCTGATGATGACGTCAGCGGCCAGCATTTCGCTGTTGTCCTGCTCCTTGTTAACGATGGGGAAATACTTGTCCGCCAGTAGCTGACGCCCCACAATCACCACAAGGTCAGGGTCTTCCTGATACCACGGCTCAATCAGGTTGTTGGTCGCATCCATCACCAGTGCATCAAGGCTGGCATAATCACCGCCCTTACCCACGCGGATGACCTCAGAGGTGGTGCGACCTTCCTCGTCAGTGACCTTGCTCATCACGCGCGCCGGGGCTTCATTGCGGTATTTCTGCAGCCAGCCGACCGCCACATCCTGCAACATCGGATTGCTGCTGCGGTCAGAGGTTTCGGCACGCTTCACGCCGTTAAAACCGGCCATGATGAAATCAAGGGACTGGCGTTTGATAATGGCGTTACGGATACGGAGCTGGAAATCCTGATAACGCGCCCACAGGTCAAGCGTTTTGTAGCGGATATAAAAATCGAAGTTAATCTGGTCGCATTCGTACTTGTTTGACGCCAGCTTCGAGAAGTCCTTCGGCTGACGCTCGGTGCCACCGGCGGTGTCGGTGGTGCTGGCGATGGAGCCGGTGACACCGATGCCAATTTTTTCCCCTTTCATTTCGCTGACCGGCACAATGTTGATGCGGGTCAGGAAATCAGAGGATTCCTGCATGGTGTTCATCAGGGTCTGGGTGACCGACGGTTCAACGGTGAATTTTTTCGACACATCACCGGCGTCGATGCCGTTCAGTTCGGCAACACGGGACAGGTAGGCATTAAATTTAAAGCGGGTTTCCTGGCGCATAGTTTTTCCTGAAATTAAGGGTTAATCGTGAAGGTTTTTCCGGACTGACTGACGCCGGTCAGCAGTTCGTCATCAGGGCGTCACCGCCACCGCCGGTGGCCTTGCTGCGGCGCTGCTGGGTCAGACTTTCGGTGTGGTCGAGGCTGTTTTTCAGGCGGGTGAATGCCTGACTGGTTTCATCCGCCCTGTCAGTCACATCCTGCTTAAGTGCGGAAAAGGCGGTTTCCATCTCAGCAAGGCGCTGCTCAGTGGCGCTCAGTTTTTCCTGCACATGCTCAGCGACAGCGGTCACCGCTTCATGCACGTCATTCAGACGGGCGTCATCGCTGGCCTGTTTGCGGCCAAAAATGGATTTCACCTTTTCGGTCAGGGCGGTGAACACGGTTTCAGGCAGGTCTTCAAATTCCAGCTCAACAGGCGTTGCCACTGAAATCAGGTTTTCAGGGCTTAATTTGAAGCGGTTCAGGGGGTTGTGTTTTGCCGTGCGGCAGAATTCCAGGTATTCCGTGCCGAGGCTTGCCGGGTCATCGGTGACGGCCAGCCCCACCAGATAACATTTGCCAGTGTTGGCAAAGTTCGGCTGAATTTCCATTGAGGTGTAGACCTTCTGCGCGGCCTTGTTCATCGCGATAAGGTCATCGGTCGGGGTGATTTTCGCAAACAGCGCCCATTTGCCTTTCAGCGCCGAATCATCGTCAATCTTTTCGGCCTTCAGTTCGGCCACATCGCCATAACGCTTAAAAATACCGTCAGGCAGGATGCCGCGCAGATGTTCCAGGTTAATGCGGCAACCATAGACTCGCGGGTCAAAGGTTTCGGCCATTTCCTGAATATCCTGCGCACTGATGACACGCCCGTCACAGGTGTCACCCTCAACGCCGATACGAAAGAATTTTGAGACTTTTTTTGCCATTGTCAGGAGTCCTGAATAGTGATTAGAGGAGTCACATGTCGGCATCAGTTTCCCGACGATGCGCATCCTCCGCCATCAGTCCCGGATGGCTTATCACTGACACAACAGCACCTTAGCGAATCGCGGGGCGCGACTCAGTAGCCTTGCCGTGTATTCATCACGGCGAGGTATTCATGACCATCACCACAGACACCACTCTTTTACACGACCCGCGTCGTCAGGCGGCGCTGCTGTACTGGCAGGGATTTTCCGTGCCGCAGATTGCCGCCATGTTGCAGATGAAACGCCCGACGGTGCAGAGCTGGAAACAGCGCGACGGCTGGGACAGCGTTGCCCCCATCAGCCGTGTCGAAATGAGTCTGGAAGCGCGGCTGACCCAGCTCATCATCAAACCGCAGAAAACCGGCGGTGACTTCAAGGAAATTGACCTGCTGGGACGCCAGATTGAACGACTGGCACGGGTCAACCGCTACAGTCAGACCGGCAACGAGGCAGACCTTAATCCGAACGTCGCTAACCGCAACAAAGGCGGGCGGCGCAAACCGAAAAAGAATTTTTTCAGCGACGAAGCCATCGAAAAGCTGGAGCAGATTTTCTTTGAGCAGTCTTTCGAATATCAGTTGCACTGGTATCGCGCCGGGCTTGAGCACCGCATCCGCGATATCCTGAAATCCCGCCAGATTGGCGCGACGTTTTATTTTTCCCGCGAGGCGCTGCTGCGCGCCCTGAAAACCGGTCATAACCAGATTTTTCTGTCGGCCAGTAAAACGCAGGCGTATGTGTTCCGCGAATACATCATTGCCTTTGCCCGGCTGGTTGACGTTGACCTGACCGGTGACCCGATTGTCCTGGGCAATAACTGTGCAAAACTGATTTTTCTCGGCACCAACTCCAACACCGCACAGAGCCATAACGGCGACCTGTACGTCGATGAGATTTTCTGGATCCCGAATTTTCAGGTACTGCGTAAGGTGGCATCAGGTATGGCCTCACAGAGTCACCTGCGCTCGACCTATTTCTCCACCCCGTCCACGCTGGCGCACGACGCCTACCCGTTCTGGTCAGGTGAACTGTTCAACCGGGGACGCGCCAGCGCCGCCGAACGTGTGGAAATCGACGTCAGTCATAACGCCCTTGCCGGTGGTCTTCTCTGTGCGGACGGCCAGTGGCGGCAGATTGTCACCATTGAGGACGCCCTGAAAGGCGGCTGCACACTGTTCGACATTGAGCAGCTCAAACGTGAAAACAGCGCCGACGATTTTAAAAACCTGTTCATGTGTGAATTTGTTGACGACAAGGCGTCGGTGTTCCCGTTCGAGGAGCTGCAACGCTGCATGGTCGACACGCTGGAAGAATGGGAAGACTATGCGCCGTTTGCCGCCAATCCGTTCGGCTCCCGCCCGGTATGGATTGGTTACGACCCGTCACACCGTGGCGACAGTGCCGGATGCGTGGTGCTGGCACCGCCGGCGGTGGCCGGTGGCAAATTCAGAATACTTGAGCGTCACCAGTGGAAAGGCATGGACTTTGCCACCCAGGCTGAATCCATCCGCAAACTCACCGAAAAATACAACGTCGAATACATCGGTATTGATGCCACCGGCCTCGGTGTCGGCGTGTTCCAGCTCGTGCGCTCGTTCTATCCCGCCGCGCGCGACATCCGCTACACGCCGGAAATGAAAACCGCAATGGTGCTCAAGGCAAAAGACGTCATCCGCCGTGGCTGTCTGGAATATGACGTCAGCGCCACCGACATCACCAGCTCGTTTATGGCTATCCGCAAGACCATGACCAGCAGCGGACGCAGCGCCACCTATGAGGCCAGCCGCAGCGAGGAAGCCAGCCACGCCGACCTCGCCTGGGCGACCATGCACGCCCTGTTAAATGAGCCACTCACCGCCGGTATCAGCACCCCGCTGACATCCACCATTCTGGAGTTTTACTGATGAGCAAGAAAAAAGGGAAAACACCGCAACCTGCGGCAAAAACAATGACCGCCAGCGCCCCGAAAATGGAGGCATTCACCTTTGGTGAGCCGGTGCCGGTACTCGACCGCCGTGACATTCTGGATTACGTCGAGTGCATCAGTAACGGCAGATGGTATGAGCCGCCGGTCAGCTTTACCGGTCTGGCAAAAAGCCTGCGTGCTGCCGTGCATCACAGCTCACCGATTTACGTCAAACGTAATATTCTGGCTTCAACGTTTATCCCGCACCCGTGGCTTTCCCAGCAGGATTTCAGCCGTTTTGTGCTGGATTTTCTGGTGTTCGGTAATGCGTTTCTGGAAAAGCGTTACAGCACCACCGGTAAGGTCATCAGACTGGAAACCTCACCGGCAAAATATACCCGTCGTGGCGTGGAGGAGGATGTTTACTGGTGGGTGCCGTCCTTCAACGAGCCGACACCTTTCGCGCCCGGCTCCGTGTTTCATCTGCTGGAGCCTGATATTAATCAGGAGCTGTACGGCCTGCCGGAATATCTCAGCGCCCTTAACTCTGCCTGGCTGAATGAGTCGGCCACGCTGTTCCGCCGCAAGTATTACGAAAACGGCGCTCATGCCGGATACATCATGTACGTCACCGATGCCGTGCAGGACCGCAACGATATCGAAATGCTTCGCGAAAACATGGTTAAGTCAAAAGGCCGCAATAACTTTAAAAATCTGTTTCTCTATGCCCCGCAGGGGAAAGCCGACGGCATTAAAATTATCCCGCTCAGTGAAGTGGCAACGAAGGACGATTTTTTTAATATCAAAAAAGCCAGCGCCGCTGACCTGCTGGACGCGCACCGCATCCCCTTTCAGTTGATGGGGGGCAAGCCGGAGAACGTCGGGTCGCTGGGTGATATTGAGAAAGTGGCAAAGGTCTTTGTCCGCAATGAGCTTATCCCGTTACAGGACAGGATCCGCGAGATAAACGGCTGGCTCGGTCAGGAGGTCATCCGATTTAAAAACTACTCACTGGACACTGACAACGGCTGAACATCGCCGCCTGCGGGCGGCTTTTTTACAACCCGCCATCACGCCCTCACACGCTCACCACCGCACAAAACAGCCCGCAGACAAACCAACGCCCCGGCGAACAATCTAAACGCCATCACGACGCGCTCAGACGCTGAAAAAATAAAATCAGCACCACCGCCAGCGCGCAGTGCTTTCCCCGCCTCGCCCGCCCGCTTCATGCAGGGCTTTAAATGCAGTGCAGCAGTAATGGTCAGAATGCGCCAGCACTGATGTCAGATACCAGAACTGGCATTTAAAAATGAATGCAAATAAATGCACCAAACTAATTACTTACTGACAAAAAATAAGTAAAATCAGGCGCAAGTTGGCATTGAGACCCCTTTCAGGGTATTAGGAATAATTATTTCAGGAGAAAAAATCATCACTTCCTCTCCAGATTTTTTGAGATGCGCTGTATATTGCAATGAATACTCAACTTGCGGAAATTCATTATAAATATCTTTAATTTCCTTAGCATTATCATAAGAAACAAGCCAATTTGGGAAATTAATTTCTGTGAGTTTCTTCATAACCAATACATGATCATCATGCTCATAAAAATTCCTGTAAAGCCCTTGCCCTTTAATATAGTAAGGAGGATCCAAATACAAAAGAATTTTATTTTTATCCACCTTTCCCATATTATCCATAAAATTCAAGGCATCAAGAAAATCCAAAGCATCCAGATTAGTTACTACTATTCTTTGATTATAATTTGCTATCTTCTCAATTCTTGAAATTAAATCCGCCCTGTTAAAGCGAACATCCATTTTCCATTTTCCATTTTGTGATTTCCCACCTATAACCCCCGCCTTGAGAATACCTGAACGATTTGTTCTATTTAAGAAAAACGCAGCAAAGCCAACCTCAAGCTTAGTAAACTCAGAAGGATTCGAAATAACATAGCGATGAAAAGACCATTCATCCATATCTATCTTTGCTCGGCTAATAAGTCGGCAAAGCTCATCAGTATCACTAACAACAGATGACCAAAAAGAATAAACAGCAAAATCTGCATCATTTATATAGATTTTACGGACATACTCTTCCAATAATAATTCTAAAGCCACCCCTGCACCACCAGCGTAAGGTTCTGCATATGCTCCATCATTCAACGAGTTTTTTTCAATAACATCTTTTAAAAAGTAAGATAACTTACCTTTCCCGCCGGGGTATCTTAATGGAGTATAAAATTTCATAAATCCCTCTCATTCCTGATTTTGTAGTTTATCAGTTTCTGGACATCCATGTCCAGATGTAGACAAATCTCACTCACTCCAAATAAGGCTTAATAACAACTCAAAGTTATCCCACTCAGTGTTGACAGCCTCTTTTGAGGGAATTAAGTGTGGGTTATGTACATACTGCTGCAATGAACCATCATGTTTAGTTATTTGGCTCGAGAAAGTTATTACAGCCGTACATTGACTCCCCGTCATCTTTTTATTTTCCCGAAGGAAATTAGCACACATTTTAACCTTATCATGAAGCCCTGGAGTTCTATGCGGTTCCTTAAATTGTAACTTGTTTTCTTCAACAAAAGTGCTTACAGAGAGATCTATAAATATTCTCAACAATATTGAGATAGCATTAGGGGTATTATCAAATGTCAGATGCGACTTAAGCTCATTAAATATTCTAGAGCATTTCTTATGCCCTCTAAAATTAAATTTCACATAAGATGGCACCAACACATTACGATCTACTTTAGGAGGAGTTTTTCCCTTGCTTTTATTCTGTTCCGTACCCGAAACTTTAGATTTACTCTCTTCTGTGCCTACATGTCTAGAATAATCATCTTCCTGTTTATCCATACCTGTATTCTTTAAGGCATCACCTTCTGAAAGACCTACTTTCTTTACACTCACAGATGCATCATTTTTGTCAATAGAATCATGTTTTTTCTCTGTAAGAAGAGATTTAGGCTCCAGTAAACTCCACGGCTTATCTAAAAGAGATTCTGAAGGTTTTATTTTTTGTTCAATAATAAATGTAACCCTGTCATCTTGGCTACGAATCCTATTAACAGTAAAACAAGCCTTACCTTTATCATCCTCTTCAATCATTACATCTAAAATATTTTTTAATTGTGCACAAAAACGTTCATAAGGCTGATATGAGTATAGAACTCCATTAATGCTTTTTAAATTAAAATAATCCCTCACCTTTAAATCACCAAAAAGACGCGTGATGTTTGTGATTTTTAAAAGTCTTTTTTTAGCAATTATCTCTTTATATAAGTCAGTATTGAACTCTATAAATGTAAGTATTTGATTACCAAATGACTGCTTACCCATCCTAGCCAGATGCCGTGCTTTTTCTGTTGCAGTCCATTCAACTCTTCCAACTCCAGCATTTTGACCAGTATGCTTTAAATTGACCCAATGCTCATATTCATCATCGTCAAAAAGAACGCAGTTATCTATAACATTAATATCTTTAAGCTGAGTAATCTTAAGTTTTTCAAAAGCTTTCCGTGCTTTTTCTGTTGGTGCAAGTCTAGGAGAGTGTAAAAGTTTAAGGGCTGTAACTCGACGATTACCTTCAGCAACGACGAAAAAGCCAGATTCCTCTTCACTAGGATAAACTAATATGTTTTCAGACGGATCTAAACCTTTCGAAGCAATATCTTTAGCCAAGCGATAAATGCGGTCGTACTGCAAGTCAAGCATCTTGGCAATAGCATCACGCTGATTTTCTGCTGACGTCGGGAAACGAGGGTTATCAACATCCAAAAGTAACTTATTGATATTCATTGATTTTAGTTGATTCATCAACATATCCTCTGTTGAATCTTTATGATAAAAATTAATTATTTTTATCATAAATGATAGCGTAAACATAGTCTTATGAACGACATCAGCCCTGAAGCTTCAAAACTATCATTTACGTTTGCGAGGCATCATCTATCACATTGATTTATAATAAGTATCTTTATCTTCACTGCATTGCTCTCAAAAAATCACATAGATGGAAATTCCCCGTTGACACACTCCCAAGTGATGCAGATACATTTCAAGTGCTTCATACACATGATAACGGCTATCCCCCTAAATTCTGTGCGTTTCTTTTCCCTCCAGCACAAGGTTGAAATATCTTGCGTGCAGCTTTACTTTGTGAATCTTTGTCATTATGTCCGCGCCATTACTGTTGAGAATCCCGGCCACTCATCAGCGACCGGATACGTGAATTTTTTCCCGTCATAATTTACGGTCGCGCCACGCGCCAGCGCCTCAAGCTCCCATCGCTGCGGCCTGATACCGTTCTGAGCAAGGTCAACGCGGATACGGGTAATTTGCATTCTTTCCGACCGGGTCAGTCTGGCCGATGGTGCAATTTCATGTGGTTTTAACGGGCTTCCGTTTCTCTGCTGACGATTTGGTGTTCTCAGCCCGTATTTTAATGCGCCCCTGAGCGCCCTCACGACCTCCGGGTCATTCCATTCGATAACACCGTCCTCAACCAGATTAAGCACTGCTGCGGCGTGCTCAGAAGGCGTGGGAGCCGGTAACGAAGTATTACCGCCGGTGATCTTTCCACAGTTATTGACAGGACTCCGAGGCGCGGCGATGCCGCTTTTTAAAGTCAAAGGCTCAACGACCGGCACTTTCGGCACAATGCGCCAGTCCGTCGTTCTGGTGATATGAATATGACGCGCGCCGAGATGCGGCGCGTAAATGCCGACCACTCTCTCGACTTCTTCCTCGTACTCGTTAACGTCATCCGACGGGCTACGGGCAACCCTGACAGTCTGACAATCGCGCGGAACATTTGCCCCACCCTGCGCGCTGATATACAACGCAAAATCACCACTGTCTGCAGCGGCGCGTGCAGCCTCGACGCGCTCGTCAAACTCATCAGCAATGCTGACGCCGCGAGGCAATTTGCGTAGTTCACGGTAAGCCCCCATTGTCGGCAGACCAACCGTTTTAAATTGCGGAATGCGCCACGTTGACGCCCATGCGGTAACAGCAGCAGCTGTGTCTTTCAGCGGCCTACCGGTATCATTATCGAGCTGACCATCCAGTGCATAGCCGTCGATGTTTTTTGAGATGTATTTCGCGATATATCCCGCAGCACCGCCCCGGTTAAGGTGTTTTGCCTGAAAACGGTTTCGCGCGGCTCCTCTTTCGTCGCCATCCTCTTTGAGCGCATAGCGACGCATGATTTCAATAATCTGGTTACGCTGGCGTGGATTACAAAAAAGCATCATATGCCAGTGCGGCGTTCCGTCGTGGTGTGGTTCAACAACACGCAAACCGTAGGCCTGTAAATCATTATCCTTGAATGCCGTGCGCATCAGGCTCCAGATACGGCAGAGATAACGCTGCGCATCCTTTGGATTAAATGCCTCATCGTTCCAGCCGTGATTTAGCTGGACGGTTTTACTTTCGCCTTTTCTGACCTGACGTGTCGGGTGATACTTTGACGGCGCGGTCAGCGTGATAAACATCCCCACATCACCCTCTGCGGCGGCGTAACGCTCAATACCGGCGATGGTGTTCATCAGCTCCATCCGGCGAATTTCTGGATTAGAAATACTGCCCATCACCTTACTGATAAGGTCGATGCGCTCGCCGGTTTCCTTGTTTTCAAGGTCACACGATTTAAGAAATTCCAGATTTGCCTGGCGGCGCGCACGCACATCACGAATGGCATGTTTACTGGCATAAGGAGAACGGTCTTTATTGACCTCCCCGACAGCAATCAGTAACGCCTCATGCCAGCGCATACGCTGGCCTTTAAGCTGATGAGTCCACCACTCATCGTTAAACAGGCGGGCAATGGCAGAATATGCCTGCCTCGTGGTCATCTGCCCTTTACGGTATTTTTTCCAGTAAAGCGGGGAAATATTGAAAGCACGTGCAGCGCCAGCAACATGACCATACAGATGTGCCTGCGCCTCATCCGTAAACAGCGATTCTTTTTCGCCATGCGCATCCACCCAGGCATCGCAGAGTTCCTCATACATCATGAAAAGCTGCGATGAGATACGGGCAGCAAACTTTTTCAGCTCCTTGTCATTCATTCCCGGCAGGCGCGCATAGTGGTCACGCTCTGCCAGAAACAGCAACGACGCGTCGGTGTTCATTTCATGGCGCTGATTCACACGCTCAATGCGCGGCCATAAACGACGCTGAAAAGTGGATGTGAGGAAATAAAACCCGTGCACCGGGCTTTTATTGCGCCGGATGTAGTCATAGCGTGAAGTAAACAGCGAGCGCAAAAAGTAAGGCAGGCGGTTAATCGTGGATAAAACACCTTGCACCTGACGCATCTCGTCACGTGTAAGGGGTCTTTCGCGCCCGACAGCCTCGCGTGGCGCGTTCCATGCATAAGCACCGGTAAACGCCTTACCGGTGCCTGCGGCAAATGCTGACGGAGGGACAAAACGCCCGGAGGCTTTAACGGCCATATGAGCCAAAAGCCTCTGAACAACGCTTGCTGAGTTGCTCAACCTGCGCGTTTAAATCAGCAAAAGACTTTGCGCTTCCGGTCAGAATATCGTGATGCATCAGGCCGGAAACGAGCTGGCTTAATTTCGGGTAATAACCAACCACCGCCAGCCATTCCTGACCGGCGTTTTTACCGCTTTCCGCTCTCTTTTTCTCGTGGAGAATAAACTGAAAGCTGTCACTGGTAACGACATAACGTTCGCCAATTTCAATACGAATACTCATGCCGTTCTCCGGTAATGTTTGTTTTTTGCTTCAAAGACTGACTGGCAGGAAACACAACGCGTGGCTGACGGATAAGCCGCACGACGGGCAGCAGGTATTGGCGCGTCACACTCTTCGCAAACCAGCGCAGAAACACCGCAATGCTTTACCCTTGCCGCGTTAATCTGGCGCTCCAGTAATTCAGCCTGTTGTTCCTGAATAAAATCTACGTTGTCCGGCATTACCAGCTCCTTTTGTCGTTAAGTTTTTTAAATTCATCAGCGCAATAGCTGGCAATTTCTGTCGTTAATTTCGTCAGTTCGTCCACGGAGGAGATTTGCTTGTGAAATACAGCGCGTTTAACAAGTAAATTGACCACATCAGACAGGAGATTTAATTCGTTCTGATAAATCGCGATAACAGACTCAGTTATTTCGCGTTTTTCTTTATCAAGACCAAGTTGAATAAGAGATAAATCGCCATTTTTCATAACGGCGATTTTTAAGGCGTTATTCAGTAATACAACTGAACGAGAACAGGACATCAAAGCACCTCCCCGCGAGACAATCCGATATTGTGAAATTTTTCCGACTCCTGACTGAGCAGCTCGACTATCTCCACGCGGGATAACTCCGCCTTTGTGATGTGGCGAATCATGGCGTCAAGATGAGAAGAAAAGCGCGTCGCTGCGTCGGCCTGTGCTTCGGTTCTGGCCTGTTGCAGCAGTAATGCGTATTTACCGCACTGATTTTCAGAAACTGTATGCATGACTTTCTCCAGGCAAAAAGAAGCCCCGCACAATTAAGTGCGTTAAAAACTCTGGTTAATTACTTAATGCAGATATTGCTCTGGTTTTACCGACGTCAGAATTGTCGGTGCATACTCAAACAGACTGAATAATTCACGTAATGCACGGAATAAAGCATCACGCCAGTAACATGATTCTTCATTAATTCGCCAGTATGGCTGGTTGAATTCTTTTTCAGTCAATCCGGCATGCATAAATAAAGTACGACGCTGACTGACTGTTAAAAAACTAATATATGCATACTCACTTGCGCCAACCTGACGGCGTTTTGAGAATGCCCCACGCAATTCATCAATTGCACAAACCAGCCGTTCACGTTCGACGTCGTTCATTTCTTCAAAACGCATCGTTGCGTGACGCTGTTTTAACTGCGCATGAAAGCAAACCGTTAACCGTTCGCGCTCCATCATCTGATTATAATAATCACATGTATCCTGCCAGCGAGGAACGGCAAGATGCTTACCAATTATCCGGCGCATAGCTGCTGGCTGTTTTTCAACGAGATTGAGCGTCATCACTGTCATTTCCATACCCTCCGGCTTTTCAGAAAGGTCAGAGCCTTTTTTAACGGACTCTGTTTTTTGGTGCGGATAATGATTCCCTTACGCCCCTTACCGTGGGTGATGGTGAAGTCAATCGCCCTAGGGCTTTCGTTACGCAGTAACTGAGCAATACAACGAGGCTCATTCATACGGTTCTCCTTAACGTGGTTCACCGAGACCTAACCACATCAACCAGCCGTCACGAATCTCTTTAGGGCGGCTTTCATAAGCCAGTTTTAGTCCGTTATTCCATGCCGGAAGGTATACCCAATATTCACCTGCACGACCTGAAGCTGATTGTGGATCGGTCATATCAATTACAGGCAGCTTTCCTTTATCAATCATCCGACGAACCGCTCCTGTCGATTTTCCTATTAGTTTTGCGAACTCCTGATAAGGAATCGCATCAGTCATGAGTGTTACTTGCTTGCTCATGTCGTCCTCTAGCCCTCATGAATTGCGTTTAATGTCTTATAATGCCTTTTAGTGCCCACATCCAAGCACTAAACAATCTATATCTAAACTAAATACTATTGAGATCTAAACACCATGTCAAACACGATAAGCGAGAAGATAGTCTTAATGCGAAAATCAGAGTATTTGAGCAGACAACAACTTGCTGATTTAACAGGGGTTCCGTATGGCACGCTGAGTTACTATGAAAGTGGTCGTTCAACACCTCCAACAGATGTCATGATGAACATCCTGCAGACCCCACAATTCACCAAATACACTTTATGGTTCATGACCAATCAGATCGCTCCTGAGTCCGGGCAAATTGCGCCCGCTCTCGCACACTTTGGGCAAAACGAAACAACGTCGCCCCACTCCGGTCAAAAGACTGGTTAACAATTCATCGTGAATATATTCATCACAAGTGCCTACTATTGGTGGCTAAATTTCAGCCACCACGAAAAAAGCGATTAGTAGTCGCAAAAAAACACACCACTCGGAGGGTTTTCTGATGGCAATCAAAAAACTCGATGATGGTCGATATGAAGTGGACATCCGCCCTACTGGACGTAATGGAAAACGCATCCGTAGGAAGTTTGATAAGAAAAGCGAAGCTGTCGCTTTCGAGAAATACACGTTGTACAACCACCACAATAAAGAATGGCTATCAAAACCAACAGACAAGCGACGTCTGTCGGAGCTGACACAGATCTGGTGGGATTTAAAGGGTAAACACGAAGAGCATGGGAAATCTAATCTTGGAAAAATTGAAATCTTCACAAAAATAACGAATGACCCATGCGCATTTCAAATTACGAAATCGCTTATCAGCCAGTACTGCGCCACCCGAAGAAGTCAGGGTATTAAACCTTCGAGTATCAATCGTGATTTAACATGTATTAGCGGCATGTTTACAGCCCTGATTGAAGCGGAGTTATTCTTTGGTGAGCACCCTATCAGAGGGACAAAAAGGCTTAAGGAGGAAAAACCAGACACAGGCTATCTCACGCAGGAAGAAATTGCCTTACTGCTTGCTGCTCTTGACGGCGACAACAAAAAGATTGCGATTCTTTGCCTGAGTACTGGAGCACGTTGGGGAGAAGCAGCTCGTTTGAAAGCAGAAAATATCATCCATAACCGCGTCACGTTTGTTAAAACGAAAACAAACAAACCACGCACCGTCCCGATCTCAGAGGCTGTTGCCAAAATGATCGCGGATAACAAACGAGGTTTTTTATTCCCTGATGCTGATTACCCTCGCTTCAGACGAACAATGAAAGCAATAAAACCGGATTTGCCAATGGGGCAAGCCACACATGCACTAAGGCACAGCTTTGCCACTCATTTCATGATTAATGGAGGAAGTATTATCACGCTACAACGGATACTAGGTCACACGCGGATTGAGCAAACTATGGTTTACGCTCATTTTGCGCCAGAGTACCTTCAGGACGCCATTTCTCTTAATCCGCTAAGAGGTGGTACTGAGGCCGAGAGTGTCCACATAGTGTCCACAGTAGAGTAACGTTTAAGGGCTTTCAGTGGTAATTTATGCCGCTCAAACCCGCATTGTACCGTTGAAAGCCCCTACTGGTGACACCCTAAATCTCCCTTACGCAGGCTTATTTTTTACGCGTAATTTAATGAAATAAGAGGGTTTATTTCTGATCGCGTCCACTGTAAGTATCCCGCATAATCATATCATTCACGTTTAGAGATCCTCCGGCATAATCAATCTGCCAACGAAGGAGATCGCTATATGTAAAATCCGTTTTACTGAACATCAGGTCATCGCTGTGATTAAGTCGGTTGAAACCGGATAAACCGTTAAAGATATCTGCCAGGTAGCCTGGTATCTCTGAAACCATCTACTACAACTGGAAGTCAAGGTACGACGGTATGGAAGCTTCTGATATAGAAAAGCTCAAGGAGCTTGAGGGCAAGAACCTCCATCTCAAACAGATGTTTGCCGACCTGAGTCTGGAGTTCGTAAGCCGATAG